AGGGCTTGAAGGTTCGCATCCTCGTGCGCCGCTGTCGGCATGAGGGAAATATCAACCTTCTTGCCAGACCTATTGAGCGGGTCTTCAATGTGGACAACGCCATCCGACTCGGTGATGTAGCCGCGATGAATCCCAACCTCGCGAGCCGCCTTGCGAACCTGCTCGCGATAGGACGGGTCGGACATGATTGCTTCAATCTTTTTCTGTGCCGCCTTCAGCCCGGCGAGCTTCGCGGACTTCTCCTTATGCTCGGCCTTGGCCGGGTCGAGTTTCGTAAGTGATTCTTCCGCCGCCTTGATGCGTGAGCGGAGCGCGGATGCGTCGCGACTCATCTCGATATGCTGCTTCGAGATTGCGATTCCAACCTGCTTTCGCTCGTCAGGGCTCAGCGACTCAAATGGAACAGGGCTCGTTGAAACGGACGCGAACCCAGCAACGCGCCGCAGCGCGGACTGCTCGGCCTGCTGCTGCACATCCGGGTTCTTCACGGACATCACGCCAGCAACCTGCTGCGCCAAAGCGGACGGGATTGCAGCAGCCTGAGCGCCAGCCTTGCGGGCGATGGCTTGAGCCTGCTCACCTGTGATTCCAGGAACACCAGTTGCAGCAGCCACCTGTTCGGCATTCGCGAATGGAGAGTTGACGCGGGGAAGCTGCGCCGGTTTTGCCTCAGCTACTTGCCCTTCTTTTTGCCCTTGCACTTTGCCATTTGAATCAGCTCCTTTCTCCTCTTTTGCAGCCAGCTTGATGTATTCAACCTCGCCGTTTGCCTTCCAGCGGATACCATCAAAACCAAGCCTCTCAGCCTCCGAAAATAGTTCAGGCATAGTAGCTGACTTTGGAAGTCCAAGCTTGCGCTTTGCGTCCATCCAGTCATTTGCATCAAGCATGTTTTGGAACACGACTGTTTCGCTTGAAACATTCGGCCCATACTGCGCAGCCTGCTTCTTGTTGACGGCCCAGAAAGTCCTGCCGTCCTGGGTATATTGAGCCCCGCCATCTTTTACACCGCGATAAAGCGTTCCTGTGAACGGGCGTCCACCCTTACCTAAAAAAAAATCGTCAGCTTTCTCTTCGGTGCCAGGAACAAGTCCAATGCCACCTTCGGGATACTTGTTCTTGATTGAGTCCAGCTCGTTCTGAAGCGCAATCCATTCAGGCGTCTCCATCACCAGCGGCTTGCCAGCAGCTTTGGCGTTCTTCACAAGCACGCCCATCTCGGCAGTGATTTCAGCATACCGCTTCTTGTCCTCGTCGATGGTGTTCGGCACGTCCGTCATCGACTTGATTTCGTTCCGCATCGCATCCCCAATCTCCTTGCCATACTGCTTCATCTGCGCCGGGAACTTCTTCACGAGATACTCAATGGACTGCTCGATGCCAGCCGCGATTGACGGAGCCTTGTTCATGATGACCTTGATGGAGCGCAGCGCAAGGTTCGCGCCGTCATATCCAAGCTTGGAAATCATCACGCCGACAAATGAAAGGTCGCCCCTTAGATTTGCGTCGAGCGTCCCCGCACCCCTCTTGCCAGTGAATTCGATGAGCGCGTCGATGCGACGGTTCGCGACCTCGTTCCACACCGCCATCACACCAGTCATCTTGCGGTTGGCAATCTCCTTCTCCAGAGAATCCGTCTTCCTCTCGCGAGTGGTAATCTTTTCACCCACGTCAACGCCGAATTTGCGCTGCGCCTTCAGCTCCTCACCAAGTTTCCACACGCGCTCTTCCAGTGCGTAAACCGCCTCGTCTCCATCTTCGAGCCACTTCACAAGCCGGGCGCGCTCACCCTCCAGCTCTGCGCGCTGCTTTCCGGTAAGAGATTCGCCATTAATCTTGCCAGCAGAAAGAATCTGCGAGATGCGACCGATTGAGCCTTCAATGCTTTTTCTGGCAGCCTCGAAAGACTTGAACTTCTTCGCTGTTTTTTTGGTAATCTGGCCAGCCTTGTATGCGCGCTTACCAAGCTCGTTCGCCTCGTTCAGATAAAGGCCGAATAGCTTCTTGCGCTCCTCCTTCTCAAACATCTCCTGCTTCACGCGAATCACATCGCTGGAATACCTGTTGCCTCCAAACTCAGTTAGGGTGTAGCGAACACCTGGCTCCGAGAACAGGCGCTTCAGGAACGAAATCGCCTCAAGGTCTTCAAGTCCAGTCAGCTTCTTAAAATCAGCGAATGCAGCATCGGCGGTCGGGTCTTTGCTGAGGTCGGCAGCGACAGCGCCAGAGCCAACCCACGAATCAAGATTGGAAAGCGTCTCAGCCATCGCCGCGAACTCGGCGAGGTTGCTGTATGTCCTGACTCCGGATGCGCCAGCCTCGCGCTCACGCTGCTGTGTGGCGCGCTTCTGCTCGTTCTCGATGCGCTCACCCTCGGTCTTGGCGCGGGTGATTCCGGTCGCCTCGCCAACGCTACGAAGAAGGCGGTCGCGGCCAGGGCCAAGGTTGTGCTTCCTGAACCCCTTGCCCAAACCAGGAACCGCCGACGTGCCATAGAACGTGCGCTCCTCATCGGTGGCGCGGCGCAGTGGAATGGCGGAAGCCTTGCCCTTCGCAGCCTTCAGCTTGTTTGGGTTCTCAATCGCGGTCAGCAGATACTCGGCAGCGAACTCAGACAGGTTCTCGACCGGAGCGCCGGAGTATCCCAGCCGCCCAAAGCTTGCAGACTGAAACTCGTTGATGCTCCCAGCCGCCTTGTTCAGCTTGACCTCTCCGTCGATGAAAGCCTGCGAGTAGGTCTTGCCGGTGGCCATGACCACAGTGACCTGCGCCTCACTCATCTGGCGCAATGCGTAATCCGGCCAGCCCAGATTCTTCATCTGGATGTATTCAGGGCTCGGGTTGGCGGTCTGGTTCGCGGACTCAACCGCCGGAGCGAACGAGCCAGCTTCCTTGCTTGGCGTCTTCACCTCGGCGGCACCGGCAACCACGCGGTTGTATCTCGTGCTGGATGGCGGAGGCGTCTTGCCCTGCAACGATGCGGCCATCTGCTCTGCGGTCGGGTTGGCCTGCGTTCCAAGCGGAGCGCCGCGAAGTTTGCGAACGGTCTTCGGCTTCTCAAGCTTGGTTTGAGTCGGAGCCTCAACAGGCTGCGCTGGAAGAGACTCAACACCGCGAGTCCCCCTCATTTCACGCTGCCTGCGCAACTTGTATTGGTCTGTCCAGTTTTGAGAAGACCTGACTTCAGCCTCCTCTTCCGCAGAAAGCTTTCTCCCCTTGCGCCCCTTTTCAACACGACCAAGCTCAAACCTTCCACCCTGCTCCGCGCTCATGCCATACGCGCTGTCAGTTGCAGCGTTTGGCGGCTTGCTCTGCGCCTTGAATTTTGCGAACGCCTCGGCCTGCTCCTGTGTAATCGGCTGGACTTCCACCGTCTCAGTTTGTGGAGCGGAAAGAATCTGAATCGTCTCCTTCGCCTGCTCGGTGTTGTCGCCAAGATATTTGCCATCGGTGGAATAGAAGCCCTTCATCTGCTGAGCCGCCTCGCGAAGCGAAGACTCCAGGTTCAGCATGTTCTTCATCTTCTGCAACTCAACCTCAAGGCCGACGGCCTTCGTGTTCGCAGGAGCATTCACGCCGTAGTAAACCATCTCCACCTTCTCACGGGCGCGCTCGTCTTCAGACTTCGGAACAACCTTCAGCCCGCCCAGCTTGCGACGCATGTTCTTCGCCTTCGCCGTTGAGCCGAAAGCGCCAGACTGCTCGGCTGCGGCAGCCTCACGTTTGATGTTCGCGATTTGAGCCTCAAGCTCAGCGATACGGTTGGCGATGTTCTGAGCAGCTTCCTGTGGCGTTATTTCGGATGCGCCATCATCTTCAGGGTCGGCAATCGCACCGGCACTGACAAGCTCCAGCTTGGATGGAAGGAAGCCTCGGAATGCCGGAGATGCCTTCACCCATTTGGTGACAGCCTCAACCGCAGCATCGACATCAGGGCCAGCAGAGCGACGTGTGAAATTCTTCGTGGTTGTGACACCTTCGCGTGGAACGTCGTTCTTGCGGGAGATTCTCAGGACATGCTTACCGCCCGAGAACTTGACACCCGGCTTCTTGGTGTCAGCCTTCAACGAACGATAGGTGCGCTTGCTTGGGGTGCGCTCGTTTTCAACATCGAACAGGATTGCCTGGCTGAGCTTCTCAACAACAGCAGCGCGAGCCTTGCCGAATCCAGACATCGCCTGGCCAGTGTCCTCTTTGCGAACCACGGTAACGGGCGCTCCGTCGATGACCAGGGTGAATGTTCCATCAGGGTTCCATCCTTCCTTCGCAGGCTGCTGGCGCGCTGGCGCTGCCGCACCGCGTTGACGCATGAAATCTTCCTGCTGCTGGCGGGCGTCGGCAAGCGAGGATTCAATCTGCTTGCGGGCGTTCACCTCAGCAACCTGCTGCTCGTTCGGAATAGATGCGATGGACTGCCCGCGCTTCGCGGCGCGAACAAGCGCAAGCTCCCTGCTTGCGGCGGGGTCTTCTGCGAGCCGCTGCTCAAGACTGTTCAGCTCCACCATCGGACGACCGAGGTAGGGATTGTCGGCCTGCAACACTTCCGTTCGCCGGGCAGTCTCAAGCTCTCGCTGGCGAATCGAATCTTCGCGAGCCCGCTCAAACTCAGGAGCGAGTGCTGCGGCCTGAGCCCTCGCTTCGCCGACCTTCCTGTCAATTTCAAGCTGAACCATCCGCTCCTGATTAACCCTTGCGCGCTCTTGCTCTGCGGCATTGATTCTCGCAGCACGCTCACGCTGCACCTGCTCGAATGCGGAAACCTTTTCACCAATGACCGCACTGGTCGGAGACGGGGGTGCGGTTCTCGCGGCCTCTGCGGCAGCAGCCTGTGCGCGACGCGCTGCGGTTTGCTGCGCGATTAAAGCGGCGTCAACTGAAGCGGATGCAGGAGTTGCGTCTGGTTGCTGGCGGAAAGAGTTAAGCAGGGCCAGCCGCTCGCGGGCGGCAGTGGCAGCCTCGGCCCGCGCCTCAGCCTCAGCTTCTTCACGTTTGATTCTGGCAGCCTCACGACGCGCATCAGCCATGCGCTCAACGCGGCGAGACTGCTCGGCCTGAGACAGCCCAGCTCGAAGGGTGGCCGCATCCTCAAATGTCATGCCAGCAAACTGACTGCGAAGATTCCGCTTCTCAACAGGGCCATCGCCAATAAGAACTCGGCGCGTTAAGTCATCCCGTTCTCTAACATTGTTCAGCCTGTCCATGTCTGAATCCGAAAACCCAAGCTTCGGAGGCAGGCCAGCAGCAGCGTCAACAGCAGCGTCAGGCACTGAACCAGGGTCATTGAACAGCGCGTTCTCAAACCGCTTGTCGTAAACCTTTTGAACGCCCTGATGACCAGCCGCCATGCTTCCACCAAGAATACCGCCAACCGCAGCCGCGTTCAGAGCGCCCCTGAACGCCTGCTCCAGCGTCATGTCCGGGTTATAGGACGACTTCGCAATCATGTAGTCGCTGATGAATTGCTGAGAGCCTTCCTCGGCTGATTCACCGAACGCCTGCTTGATTGCGTTGACGACCCAGCTCTTCACACCAGCAGCGCGTTGCGGCAGTGTCATGCCTTCAGCGCCAGCCCCGAAAATCTTCCCAGAGAGAGCGGTGATTCCAGCCGTGATGACCGCATCAGCGGCGGCGGGCGCGAGCGATTCTTTGAACGCAGCGTCTTCGGACATGCCGCGATTCTTGTAGGCTTCCTGCGCCTCGGATAGCGTGGACAGGCCCTGCTGCAATCCAGACGTGACAACCGTAGCGCCGAACCCAAGCGGGCCGGTTGCGAAAGCAGGTATGAGGCTTGGAACTGCACCGGCAACATCACCCGCAAACCGCTGAACATCATCCTGCGCAATCCCATCCCGGCGCTGCTCTGCCGCAGCAGCCATGTCGCGAGCCTCAAGTGCGATTTCGCGGGATTCTTTCGCGGCGTTGGAGGCGAATTGCTTCGGAAGCAGCGCGCCACCGAAGGTCAGTGTCATCCCTCCCGGAAGGTCAACCATCGGCTCGTTGCGAAGCTGCATCCCAGTCCATCCAGTTTCACCAAGCCGGTGCATACCAGCCTTGAAAGCCTCGCCAGCAGCGGCAGCAGTGTCGTAGAGGGTTCCTGAGCCCTGCTCCAGCGCGCCCTCAAGCTGCCCAAGCTCATCCACCTGCTCGGCGGTTCTTTCGGTGGCTGGAATAGCGGCCAGTTCGTTGACGCGAGCTTCCATGCGCGGCATCGGCGCGTTGGCAATGTCTGAAATCTTGGCCGGTCGAAGGAACGAGGCAAGCTCACCACCGGAAGACTCCCCCGCAGGCTGCCCCGAGTGCTGACGCAACACCTGCTGGATGTCCGCATCAGAGAAGTCGTCAGGCACCTCGATGATTTGACCGTCGAAGTCGATTCTCATGGTGATGGATTATTGAATGCGGACAGGGTTCCCGTTTACGTCCCTGCCGTAGCGGACAACCGGGGCAGAGTTGGTTCCATAAACGCTACGGAAAAGCTCGCCGGTTCGGCCAGGCATGTTCTGCAACAGGAGCTTTTTCTGCTCGTCGCCAATCAGCCCGTTGGATGCAGCAGGCCCGAACTTCTTTGGAACAAACTTCGGGAGCCTGCCAGTGTAGTCAACGTCAACCATGCCGGAAATCTCAGGCGGAGCCTTGGAGAGCAGATTGTTCGGAAGGTTCTTTGCCCAATCCGTCACAGTCCTGTATGAATACGTTTTCTCAGCACCAGGAGGAAGCGTTGCGTCTTTCACACCGCGAAGATAATTCGCAGTGCTGGCAGCATCCTCGCCATTCATTCCCCAGTTGAGCCAACCCCAGCCACCACGAGATGTGTCGAGGTCGCCCTGAAGCGTTGATAGCTCCGCGTTCAAAGAGTTGTTCATCGCGGTCGCGGCGGTCGCGGCCTTCAGGTTTGCATCCTGGTCAACCAGCCGCATCTCGTCGCCGCCCTTGCCAGCGGGATACCCGCTGTTGCCATACAGCAGTTGGTTGATGAGCGCGCTGTCGATTTGCTCCTTCTGAAACTGGAGCTGCGCAGCGGCATCTGGAGTCACCTTAGACCAGCGGTTGTTGAGGTCGTCACGCCGCAGCGCAAGGTCGCCATCAAACATCCGACCACGTTGATTCATGGCCTCTCGCCGAAACCCAAGGTCGGAGTCGAACTGCTGGCCCTGCTGGCCAAGTCCTGCGTAGCGATAACCAAGGTCGCCGCCGAAGCGGGCCATCTCGTTGTCCTGAGAACGACGACGAAGCAGTTCGTCAGCGATGGTGGCGCGCTCGTTTGCCGCAAGCTCAGATTGCAGCAGTGAGTTGCGGGAGAGGTCGGAAAGATTCGAGCCTGCGATGATGGGTGGCATAACGATTACGAGTAGAGTTGTTCGTATGAATTGACCAAAGCCTGCTGGGTCGGATTGCGCAGCGCACGGAGAGCGCCGCCGGGCTGCATCATGTAGGAGCCATACATGTTGCTTCCAGTGTATGTCCCGGGGTAGCTGAACATGTTGCTCATACCGCCTCCGCCCATGCCTCCCACTCCTCCCATTGCACCCATTCCAGTCAGCGAACCAAGCGCACCAGCCGCAACTCCAATATCGCGGTTCATCGTATTGTCGAAAGCCTGCCCAGCGTCACCGAGCCGGTCGGCCCAGTTGCGGTCTTGCTGCCAGCCTGCGCTGTTCGCCTTGGCCACCCCAGCCTGACCACCTAGCAGCCCGGTCTGAGCGTTTCGGAAATCCATCATCGCATACGCCGGAGCCAGCGCGTCGCCGTATCCGATGTTCGCGGTGTTCGTGCGGGAGTCGATGAGGTTTGCAGCCTGACCGATGTTGTTGAAACGAAGAGCACCAAGCGCGGAAGTGTCACGGCCAAGGTTGCCCATGACGGTGTTGATTACCGGAGCCACGTTGCGGCTCACACGGTCGGCGACAAGAGCCTTCTCGTAGCTGCCGGAGGGACGACCGCCAAGACCGAGCGCAGCCTGCGCCAAAGACTCGGTGCGACGACCTTGCTCGCCAAGGATTCCAGACCAGTCCTTTAGCGCGCCGAGGTTGCCAGAGCGAAGCCGCTCGTATTCACCCATCGGGTTGTAGCCCTGAGTCTGTCCGAACAGGTTGCTGTAATCGGCTTCAGCAAGCCCGCGCAGCCGGTTGTTGTTCGCAGTGCGCGTGTTGTTCTCCAGCGTGAATGCGGCCAGCGCGTCGTCGATTGATTTGTTGTCACCCTTGAAGAGTCCGGTCAGCCAGTTGAGATTGCTGTTGACGCCAGGGGAGTAGTATTGCTGGTTGACTTTGTCGCTGCCAAATCCAGCGCCGATTGCTCCAGTGATTCCACCAAATAGTGACATAAAATTCCTGCGGGTTGTGCAGCCTGCCCAAAGCTGCTGTTCGTTATCGCTAAAGTAGCGCAATCAGACCGGGCCTCAACAAGAAAATCAAGGAATCATCAGGCTTTTTGGAGCCACTTCTTTTCGGGGCATCGCAGCTTTTTTCCGTTTTCACCATTTCTCCTCCGGGCAGGCTGCCTTCTTCCGTTGCGTCTTCACCCCAATCGGACACTTGCAAAGTTTGCAGATGCCCACCATCGGCAGGCCGTCCTTGGTTTTCAGACTCGGGTGCTTTGTGCTATGCGGGCACACGCGACACTTGCCGCGCCGCTCGGCAATCTCCGACCTGCTCGCCAGACCAACACGAAAGACCACGGACGACCAGCCCAGCACGGCAGCTTTGATTCGTCCAGCAAGAGTTTTCTTTCCGCAGCAACTCATAAAGCTAAACCCACGAACACCCGTCGATGAGGATTGGATACTGCCCAGTTGACGTGGGGTTCGGATTGGAGTCAATGTCAACGGTTTTTGTGTCCACGGTGGTTTCCCCGCTCGTATAGGTGACGGTCACTCGAACTGTGACGCTCGTGTTGTCCGTCGTGGTTCCACCAACTTCGAGATAACCCCCGAGATAGGAGGACGGTCCTGCAACTTTTCCGATAGGGTCCCCCGACGTAATCGCCGCGTTTATCGGGCTTGCTGTTGAGGTGTCGATGGTCCCGGTGTCATAGAACGTGGTCCCATACCCGCTGTCAGTGAACGCTTGAAAAGTGAACACGTTCCCCGAAACTCCGTTGAGCCACGTCAACTGAATGTCCACGCGGGCCACCCGACACGCGCAACAGTCTTCGCACTGGTCCCCGGTGATGGTGAGGATGTCCGGCATATCAAGCCCAAGCGGTAAAGGTCAGAGTCATCGTGCCGTCGCCGTTACATACAGAAGTCGCGGCGGTTGGTTTGAGGCCATTTGCGCCTGCGGGTCCTGTCGCCCCCGTGGGTCCTGCCGGGCCGGTCGCCCCAGTCGCACCCGTCGCGCCTGCTGGTCCGGTGTCCCCTTGTGGTCCCTGTGGCCCGGCGCTGCCCGGCCTTCCAGGTTCTCCTGGAACTGGCGGAGGAATCACAACTTCAGGATGCTCAACGAACGCGGTGACGACATCGTCCTCGCGCTTGAACGTGACCGAGTCTGAAGACTTGAAAATCAAATTGCTCTGCACCACCGTCGTCGTATCTTCAGCAGTCTCGACTTGTCCACGGGTCAGCGCACGAATCAGCGAGGTGTTCATTGAGCGAACCCACTCATCCATCAGGCGCTCATAGTTGCGCAGCTCGGGATAATTCCTCTTCAAGCTCTCCGGCATCTCAGGCGGAGACGGTAACGAAAAGTCGCTGACGGCTCCGATTCGAGCGGAGCGTCGGTTCAGCAATGTTTTCTTATCGTTGGCCATGTTGTTTATTGAAGCGCGCCAATCTGCAACTCAACGCCGCGCTCGTTTGACCCGATTCTAATCGGAGTGATTTGAAACTCAATATGCCCAAGATTCGCTGGCGGAAGCGCGGCGTCAACAACATAGCTTGCCTGCCCTTCGACATATCCACGCAGAAAGCTTCCAGTTCGACCAATCCAGGTCGGCTTCGCCTTGACGATTAGACCGCCAATAGTGTCAACCAACCGCAGCCTCTCGCCTGTTGGGATGCAGCCCCTGGCATGGTTGTCGCCCATCAGAAAGATGTCCGCATCGCAGACCTTCTCCAGCTTCTCAACCGCATTCAGACGCCCGCCAGCAGTCATACCACCCCCCTTGCCGTGGTGCGCGAAGATGTCGAAGCTCGCTCTCCTTCCGTGGTATTCAAAGCACACCCTAATGGCGCAGCACGCGCCAAGGTATTTCGTGCTGAGATTGTTCGCGAGCAACTGGTCGCCGTTTGTTCCATCCGAGAATTGCGGGTAGTGGTTTCCACCGAGGACTCCGAGCAGGTGCCCGCGCATGAACGTCAGCTCTTTCGACAGGCATCCGACCTTGTCCCTGGCGTTCTTCTCCAGATTACTTATGGTTGACTCGTGCAGCCTGCTGTCACAGATAACCATGCGCTCAGATGTAGAGTATGAATCCAAGTAGTCGCCCATCCCAAGGAACAGCGCGTCGCCTTCTGCGGCCAGCTTTTTCCAGCGCGCCTTCGACTTGGCCCACGCCTCCTCGGCAAACGATGGGCTATCGCGGTGAATGTCCCCGAATGGGACGAGGTTGAGAGTTCTGCCGTATTTCCAGTTCTTGAGCGTGAAGTGTCTGGTTTGAAAAATCCCTGTTGTCCTCATAATTTTTTGATTGGCTTCTTCTTCGTCCAGCTCTTCTTCACCTTCTTCTTCTCAGCCCAGCCAGGCTTTTTGCGAACCGTCTTCACGCTCCGCCCGCACGCAGCCGCCAGCGTCTTTAGCTGCCACACCGCACCGTGAGGCGGCGCGCTAAACACAACGCTGCCGATGACCAGCTCATTTTTCATAAATCAGCGGCTTGGAATCCCACTTGACTCCTTCGCCTGTTGCGCATCCAGAGCCAGCCAGCACAATCAGAAGCACAGCAACTGCCAGCGCCGCACAGATGATAGTGGGAATTCGCGCATGGTCATGTAAGGCTTTCCGATTACCTTCTTGTCGTTCCAGGTGTTCTGAGGTTCGCATAGATGCAGGTATGGTTGGCCGGATTCATCCAGGTGGATGACGGCGTTTACCGCGTGAAGCATGGTGTCGGTCACGACCCACGCTATCCCAAATGCCACAGCCTCTTCTCCGAGATAGAACTTGGTGTGGTCAATCTTGGCGAACGAAGCCGCGTGCAGAGCGTAGTCGTCGCAGTCGTTACGCTCCTCGGCATAGGTGTTCAGGCCGGATGAGAACAGGAAGTTGCTGAACCGCTCACCAAACCTTCTCAGGCCGTCCTCGGCCATGCAGGCGTAGTCGTAGTCACCGACAAACAGGGACGACTCCATCCCGTCCTGGCCAAGCGTTTTCGCCGTGCTCAGACAGACCTTGTGAATCTGGTCTGCGGTGATTACGTTCACGGCGCGGGTGCCTTGTTTACAGCCTGCACAGCGATGTTTGCGAGCGCCTCGACCGCCTGCGTGTCGCTGCTCGACTTTGCAGCCTTTAGCGAAACCTTCACCCCTTCAGCCTCGGTAGTGAACTCCATGTTCTGCGACACCCATAGGAATCGGTTGGCTTTGATGGACAGCGAGCTGCCATCCGGGGCGGTGCGCGAGCCTTCGATATTAACGCAACCCGCCAGCAGCAGCGGGAGCAACGTGAGCAAGAGTGTTTTTTTCATTCGGTTACGAGTGTGGTCGGCTTTGTGATTTCAACAAAGCGCCCGCCGTTGGACGCATCGTTGCCGCTGACTTCGCGGAATTGGTTGGCGCGCTCCTGGGTGTGGAACACAACCTTCTCACCTGGTTGCAGCGGCGTTTTGTATCCGGTATAGGTGCAGCCGGTGAGCAGGGCGGCAGAGACAATAAGCAGTGCGATTTTCATATAACGACAGACTCCTTCCATTTGAGAAGCGGGGAGATTGCGATGTGGTCAGGCTGACAGCGCCACGGGGCCATGATTTGCAGCGGCCTCCCGATGGCGATTGAGGCAGCAAGCGCAGCCTCGGAGCAGAACCATTTGCTGCGGTCGCTGTCGCCAGCTTCCCGCAGCGGAAAGTGAACCAGAACGCTGCCGTAATCGTAGGGCGCGTTCTCGATGGTTTCGCAGAACAAGCGGGCCTTAGCCTCTTCCGTCCTGTCCATCGGGGTTGCGTATTCAAAGATGTCGATGACGGTTCCTTTTTCATGCCGAGCCCCAAGCGAGCTGCTGCGCTTGAATCCGTCGCCGACCGCCTCGAACACAATGCCGTCGCTAAACTTGAGCGCGACGTGCGAGTAGCGTGAGCGGGTGAATTTGCGAATCAATCCACCTACAAAAGAGCTGCCTTGATAGAGGGCGAACTTCATATTCGTGAAGGCTCGCGCCGGGTAAGTTCCGGCGCGAGCCAGGTGACTGCGGACTTATTTCGCGACCCAAACCCGGTTCGTCATAACCCAGAGCTGGCCGTTCGTGGTGACGCACAGCGAGCCGTTGACGGCATTCGAGTAAATCGGCCCGGCCAGAACCGTTACCGAGTTGCTCGCAATGCCAAGGATGGACATGCCGCCCTCGACTTTGATGCCGACCTGCGGGAACTTCACGGGCACGTTTGTCGGAGCGACAACGGCACCGTTCGTGGCGTTAACGGATACCCCAACGCCGACTGCGGCATTGGCGATGTTGGTGATGGTGAGTGCGGCGGCGATGGTTGCCACCACAACGATGAGTGATGCGAGTTTCTTCATTTTGCGTAGTTGTTTTGTGTTGCGTTGACAACCGCCTGTTGCGCGACAACCACTGGCTGCCTCGTTCCAAACGGCTTAAATCCGAGCCCTTTGTTCTCTGCGTCATCCGACGCATCAATCTCCGCGCTACGGATAAATTTATCACCAGCATCGACCTGCGCCTTAATCATCGCAGACTTTGCCGTGAGGACGGACGCCTTCAGTTCGTCGTCCGTCGAATTATCAATGATTGAGTTGGCTTGCTCAATCCCTTCCTGGGCATGGTCTGCTGCCCGCAGCAGAATCGTCCGGCCAATCTTGATGGCCCCGACCTGCTTCATCGCCTTGCCAAGAGTATGTGACGCCAACAGGCTCTTCTCGTCAAACGAAACCATGCCAAGCTTCTTGGCCGCTTCCCGCACCCCGGCATAGTCAAGGTCGAGCACGTCAGGAACAAATGACGGGTTCACAGCCGGAACCGCGCCCGGTGGAACGTCGATGATTTGTCCTACTGATTCGTCCATGTCTCGTTCTTCTGATTCATGTTCAGCACCACAGAGCTGAATGAAACGCCACACCCGGTCGGCGAATACGTCTCCCCGTCAGCATCGCTCAAAAAGATTCGATAAGCAACCCAAGAGCCGGTGCGGTAAAAAGCGAAGCTCGCCGGGCGCGTGGGCCTTGCGACGCCAGCCTTCGTCTCATCGCTCACGGAGCCGCGATTGCAGTCGAGCGCCACCGTGGACGCATCGAACCAGTCGATGCAGTGCGGAGAGTTGCTGATACCAAGCTGGACGTTGAGATTGCCCGGGATTGTCTGCACATCGGCATCGAACTCGACACCAATCCTGCGCGCCACCTTCTCCTCGTTTACGCCATGCTGGCTGCACTCGCTCTGAATCAGCGTCGGATACCCTTGAAGCTCGTATTCTCCTGGCACCACGTTGGGGAATCCGGGGACATCTTCGGGGATGTATCCCGCGTTATCTACCAGCCCGCTTCCAATCACCATCTCCCGGTTGCATGTGTCTGGCGTGAACTTCTTGAGCGAGAAATCACGCGCCGACGCCATGCAGAACTGGACTTCGGAAAGACAATCGCTGCAATAGGTCGAAAGGTTCAGCTCGCACGCGGCGGCAGCCAGGCTGTCATCCTCCATCGGAAGCTCAGGGTCTTCGGTTTCGTTCCAGATGTAGGGAGGCGGGTCGCCAACGGCCTCGTTGTTGTTGAGCGGAGCACCTTCACGGACATCCATCGGGCTCTCAGAGCAGTCATCGACGCCGTTATCAAGCAGCCAATCGTAAACAGATTTCCAACTGTTGATTCTGGCCTGCCCAAATGCGCTGAACCCGTGGTCAACCAGCGTCGCCTTCTGGTAGCGCGTTGACATCACAAGAGTCATCCGCTTCACACCGTCAAAATCAAGCTCGTCGTCGGGAGTCTCTTCGCTGGTTCTTTGGGTCGGCCATGAAATCCACAGGTTTCCAAGCTTGCCGTCATACCCGGTCGCAATCTGATGACACTTGGCTCTGTCCAGTGGCAGGAACCCCGAGAACTCGACAGGGCAGTCTTTGAGCAGGCGCTCGTCAAGCCCGTTGAAAATAAACCCGGTCGCCTTGCGCATCCACTCAACCTCTCGCGGAGCCTTGTCATACTCCCCGAGCACGACGATTGAGTCGTTGGTCAGCCAGCAGTGTGTGTCGCCAAGATTGACGAACGACTCGCGGAATGCGATGGCCAGGTCGCCTCGGTAAATCTCGCGGAAAAGGAACACGGCGTCGCCGCCGACCAGCTCGACGGCATAGATTGCCTTGTCGGTGTAGCAACGCAGACCGCCTCCGATTGGCGAGATGCAGACAACCCGCTCGCCGCGACCAAAATCAACATACCCGGCAGACGACTCGCCGCCAGGAGCCCACTCAAGCGGGCGGTTGTAGTCGCTCCAGTAAACACGCGAGCTGATTTGCTCGTTATCCACCGTGACATCGCCGATGAACGCGAACCCGCCCCAGGCCGAGATGCAGCCAGCACGGATAATCTTCAGGCCGAGCAGGTCATACACCTCAAACGCAGCCCACTCGCGAGCAGCGTTCTCGCCCTCGGTGATTGTCTTCGCTCCGAGCTGCCAAGCCATCACGTTGTTGACGCCGTTCGAGAAAAGCATGTAGTCGCCAAGCTGCGCGAACTGCGTCTTGACGTTCAGCCACGGAGATTGCCCGCTTGAAAATGTCGGACCAAGCTCGTCGGCAATGATGCGCCAGTTTCTTGAGGAGCCGGTGGACGCATAGATGCGGCTGCTGGTAGCGGCCAGCAGGTAGTTCACCTTGGTTGACGCAGTGGCCTCAACAATCACGTTCACGGCCTCCTGCTGCGCGCCAGTTTCGGGCAGCAACTGGTCATGAAGGTCTTCGTTTGAATACTCATCCGAGCGCCAGGCCGACCAGCCGCCCATGCGGGCGCGACCGCGCTCGTCTCCGGTGGATGTATTCAGCAGGATGCGATAGTCGTTGCGGCCAGCCTCACCGGGATGGGTGCGGCTGTCCAGTATCCCGCTCCGCAGAGCGAGTTCCTTGTCAATGGCTTTCGCGAAGTTCTTCATTACGATGCCCAGGCATTGTTCGCCTTGTAGCCAGCCAGGATATAGCACGCACAAGTGACATGCGGCGGCATAGTGTTGTGAGCCGTGTCTTCACCATCCTCGTTCATTATTGGCGTGGCGCACCTTCCCCAGATGGTGTTATTTGAGTTGTATGTGTGGCCTCCGTCCTCATGGACAATGCCCGCATTCAGCGTGTCAAGCCCAAGCTCAACCGCCTGCTCCTCTGTAATCTTGTCCGCAGGAGAAAAATCTCCACGAGCGTATGCGACTCCGCCACCGTGGTCATGAGCTGCAAGCTCGGCCAGCGTAAGAACGTGCGTCTCCTCGCCACCGTAAGATGCGATGGCGTGAGCTGTTGCTCCAGACGCGGTTGATGTTCCCGAGCCAAGCAGGAATCGTCCGGCTGTGTTTGGAGTGCGAAAGTAGTCGTCCTTGAACGCCTGATTGTCTCCGGCGACGTTGTAGGTTTCACCAAGCAAAACCTCAAGCTCGGGATAGTCAGCTCTAGCATAGGCGGCTCCACCGCAAGGAAGCCAGATTGCACCGTCTTCAACAACCGCACCAGAGTCGGCGGCGGCAGACATGCGCAGCGTTCCAATCGGCATCAGGCTTCGCTTCAGGTCAACCATGAAGTCGGCAGCGATGTTTCCGTCAGCGTCAAACAGGTAGTCGAGCAGTTGAGCAATCTTGTCGTTGTTCAAAAGCTTCTCTCGAAACTGGTCGCACAGAGGGCCGTTGATATTCTGGTTGTCGAAATCTTCAGATGTGATTGGGGATGCCATAACATTCCTTTCAATTAACCGTTCTCGGACTGTTTTTCAAGCGGGGACCGGCTCATGGTGCTGGAGGCGTTGTTGTTTTGCTGTCGCTGGTTTTCTTGAGCCAGTTTCCCAGAGGAGGGAACCACTCACCAAGCTTGTCCTCAAGCCGGGAAATTAAAACATGGTGAACGAGCCATGCAAATGCTGAGATGACCCAGCCCACGCCGAAGCACATCACAGTCCATGCCGCCGGATGCTCAGGGTTGCGGGCTAGAGTCAGTGACGCAACCGTGGCGAAGAAGGACGCCCCAACCACCATGCCGATGATTGGGATGTAGGCGTTGGAGATTTTAGGAACAGCGCGGACGACATAGCCAAGGGCAATGACAACCGCAAATGTGCCGACGTAAGGATTCCAAAGCCAAATCGAGAGTTCTTCAATAGTCATATATTTATAGTTCTACGGCTTGTGAAAGAAAAACATTTTGATGATTCCAGCAACCGCTGCCGCCACCGTCACCGCCGTCACGCCGCACCCGGCGACGAAGGCGACGCCCTTCCAGCTTCCAACGAACGCAACCTCCTTCTTCTCCAACTCCGCGACACGCGGCTCAAGCTCCTTGCACAAGCCTGGGTTTGGGCAGTCCTTGCGGTTGGCGTGCTGGGACACCAAAACTGCAAGCTGCGTGGTCAGCGTGGTCACAGTGATGTTTAACTCGCGGACGGCACGGGTGGCGTCTTTCAGCGCCTCGCTCTGCTCGCCCATCTTGTTAAACAGCGTCTTGAGACGTTCCTCCGCCCCGGCTTTCCACTGTTCAATTTCTTGTAACCGTTCGTTCATGTCGCTCATGCGCCTGTTCCCTTCGCGTTCTTGGTTAAAATCCACCCCTTGCCAGCGCGACACGCCACGCCGGACGTTTTCAAATCATTTAAGACCCGGCGCACCGCCCAGTAGTTGCCGCCCAATGCCGCGTGAATCTCGCTGGCCCGCACCGGATGCCCATTGAGCTTGTCCACCGTGCATTCGCGCAGCTTTCCCCACGGATATTTGCGGTTGCGCGTGAACGTGACTGGCGGGAACTCATTCGCCTCAACTGCCGCTGCCGTTTCTGACTTAATAAACGGCTTGATGGCCTGAACGTATTCCCGGTGAATCTTCGCCTCCTTGGCTCGCTTCGCATTCTCGCGCTCAGCCAGAGCCACAACCCGGCGAAATACCGGGTCGGTCATCACCTTGCGGCGATAGTCTTGATTGACCTGGTTGGCAGTCATTGGTCTAGCCTCCACCAGTTGCTTTTAGCAATGACCGGAACCCATTCTTGCCGGAAATTGTCTGCCGCCACCCAGCCGAAGCCTGTGTTGGTGTAGCCACTCCACGCCGCTCCATTCGTCCGCATTGTCCGGGTTTGCAGGCCGGTGATTCCAACCGCATTCGTCGCCGCAGCCAGGTTCGTGATGCTCGACCACGCGCTGATGTTCGTGCCTGCTTCTGCCCGCACGGCGCTTCGATTCGTTCCCAGCGCCATGCGGATTGGCGTGTTCGTGGCTGTCGTCCAGCCACCTTGGTTTGTCGCCACGTTCCAATTCGTCCAGCGGTAAAGCAGCGCATTCGTGTTCCGGTTCCAACTGAGCGTGGCTGACTTGGTTTCGACCTCCGGCGCGTTCGTGTCCACCGCCAGCGACATCACAGGAATGATGGGCTGCGAGCGGGCAACGCACACCGGCGCAATCAGCAGCACGACGATTAGGATGTCGAGTATGGTGTTCGTTTTCATCGTAATGGATGTGGGTAAAGCGACGCCTGCCAGTTGGGTTTCGCGGTGCCGTTGGTGTAGAAATCGCGGGCGTGCTGGATGTAGTCGCTGGATGAATCCGGGCTGGTGCAAGAGCCTTCGCCGTTCTTGTAACCAAACAATGCCGTGCCCGTGTTACCCCAGAAATACAGCGGTTCACTGTCGCCCGCGTAGGTCTGAGAGTCATTGCCCGCCGCTCCGGTCACGCGACCGAATCCAACCTGTCGCGGGCAGGGATATTGCACGCCGGGATTGTTCGCGCCGAAGCAGGGGTTCGGCCCCCAGTTCTCGTTCAAGTTCAACGCAGCCAGCCGAAACTCGGTGATGTCTGTCCACTCGCTTGAATTGATGTTGTCAAACGAATTGCCGGTGATGGCTCCGGTGCCGCCCCGCAGGTAAAGCCACCACTGATTGTTGAAGCTGTCCGCGCCAAGGTTGTTAAAGACGAACGTGTTCGTGTAAAGCTCCAGATGACGGATGCCCCAGTAGGATGAATCCGCGCCGTGGCTGGTCATGCCTGCATTGTTGAACAGGTTGTTCCGCACCACCGTCCGCGAGTTGTTGTCGAAGTCCATGCAGTTGATGAACGCATGGAAATCATTGTCCTCGATGTAGAGGCAGTTGGTTTGACCAACATCGTTCGTGCCCATCTTGCTGAGACTCGTCCAAGCATCCGTTTGGTGCGCAACCTTAATGCCCGTGCCTGCCACGGAGAACGGGAAGGACAGAAACGAGTTGCTCCAGATGATGCCTTGGTTCCGCTCAACGAGGATGTTGAACGTGTCTTCCTCACCATCCATTTCAAAGTAGTTGTCGTGAATCTTCACCGGCTTGCCCGAGCCATTGACGGTGATGTGATGGACTCCAGCCCCATCGTTCGACCACAAGAACCGGATGCCGGTAATCTCAACCGTGTGCGATGCGTCCTCGACCGCCGTAATCATGGAGCCGTTGACCGCGTTCGTGTAGGTGATGGTTGTCTGTGGCCGGGTGCCGATGACCCAAATCGCATGAGTGCCACTGCCGCCCGTGCTGGTGATGTCCATTGTCAGCGTTGAGCCGGAATAACTGGTCACAGTCCCTTCCATCCAGAGCCGTGTCCAAGTGCGCCCACTGCCGCCTTGCGTGCCGTCCACGTCATTGCCGGGACGCTCAATGCGCAGCGTGGTGCCGTTCGGCAGCGTCAGCCCGCTTTGGGTGGTGAACACTTTGGAGCCGGTGCCGATAGCAATGCTCGTAAGGCTACGGCCAACGATTCGACCTGCGCCCGCGCCTTGCAGCTTGATGCCCTTGCCGGTGATGGTGACGTTGTTTGACCAAGTGAATGAACCCGCCGGGATTGTCACCGTGTCGCCGTCTGAGGCTGCCGCAATCTTCGCAGCCACATCGCCGCTGGAGCCGTTGGAATCCAACGCGCCACCGCCCGGGGCCGGGGAGTTTGTGATGGTCACAGCCACGGTGCCGGTGGAGTAGAGTGAACCGTCGCCAACTCGGAACGTGAACCAGTCCCCACCCGCCACGCCCGATGTGTATGTGACCGATGAGCCAGTCAGTGCGCTCAAGCTGCCGTTCGTTGGGCTTGTGATAATGGTGTAATTTGTCTGCGGGCCGTCTAAGTCGTAAGATGTCAGCGTCAAGCCAATCGTAGAGTTGGTCATCATTGCCACGGCCTGATTGGTCGCAACCGGCCTATCGTTGCCGGGATTGGGGAACTGCTCCAGATTCAGCAATGTTACGGGGTAGTCGTTCGTGGTGTAGCCAAGACCTGCATTCGTTGTCGCGAAGTTGACCGTCCAGAGCATGTTGCTGACCGTGCCAAAGCCATACATCGGTGTGTAGATAAGTCGGTTGCTTACGACGATGAATGACGGAGAGCCGCTGTCGCCTCCAGCAAACCCATACGCGCCCGAGCCGGACAGGATGTTGTCGCCTCGGCCAACCCCTTCGGTGGTGGCCCCACGGGAATAACTTAGGGCGTTCGCGTTTGCATTGGTTTGTTGGACGACTAAGAATTTCGGCCTGAATGTGGCGGTGTTGGTTGAATACCCCGGACGACCCATCACTGAAGCATGGCTGTGGTCAAGAATTGCCATTGGTTGTATCGTCGCCGGGAGTGGCTCGTTAAAAACAAACACCATCAAATCATTGTAAGGGTTTGAAAAATCATACTGGCTTCGCGTTGACACCGCCCGCCGCCAGTGTTGGCCGTTCGTTGAATCCACGAACAGGAACCAATAGTTCGTGGCGTTGTTCGTGCTTCCACCTACGGGCGCACTGAACGCATGGCCGCATTGCAAGGCGGCAACCCGGCTGACGAGCGTGCAGCGTTTATTCCAAAATGGCGATTCGTTCGTCTGCGCATGGGCGATAGCCGTGAATCCGGTCATGCCGTAGAACATCCAGTTCGTATTCCACACGCCGGAGTCAGCCATCAAACCAGAACCGCCGAGGTAGGTAATGCTTGCGAGCGGCATCACTGCGTCCGGGCCGGGACGCCAGTGGGACAGAATGTGGTCTGACGCAGACTGGCCGGACGCGCTAGGCGAGTAGTATCCGTTCGTCCAGTGGGTGCGGTAGGCGGTGAGGGTGGCGGGCCTTGCGGGCAGAACAAGTCCAAGCGTAACCAGACTAAGCACCAGCCATTTTTTCAAATCGCTCACGGGTAAAGCTCCTGTTTTCCTCCGATGAAGAATGTGCCTGACGCTGCCGAGGCGGTTGAAAAATTGAAGGCCCACTGCTCGACCCCCCACGCACTTCCGGTCGTGTTTGTCCAGTTGACCGTGACGATGTTTGTGAACGTATTACCGCCGCCCGGAACCGCTACGGTGGAGGATAGGTCGGCGGCTCTTGCCGTCCACAAACCTGACTCTGGAATAATACCCAACCCAAGGGTGATGTTGGACGGGGATGCGCTGCTCGTCGTGGCAAACCGTAGCCGGATGATATTCGTCTTGTAGCCAGCGGCGGAGGGCAGAATCCAAAGCCACCGCCCGCCAGCCAAAAATGGCCGGGAGTAAAGAGCCGACCCAAACACTTGCGCCACCACGGTGTTGTCTGTGTTCGGATATGCCCCATTCACGGTAATGGCGTTCGTCATCGGCTTGAGCGAAAACGTCAACTCATCACCGTTGCCTTGGAACCCTATACTTCCCGCCGCGATGAATTTTTGCGCGTTAACAATCGCTCCCGGGAAATGAACCTCGCCGTCATCGGCATATATGGGCATTGTATCTCCGCTGACCACCCCGCCGCCCCACGTCAATAGAAGCGGGTGAGCAGCGCTGGCAATTACTCGCGTGTCTCCCGTGCTGCCAAAAAGGAAACCTGTTTCAGTTTCATCGTTTAAGAGCGTTCCGCTCGCCGTGGACGACAAGGCCGCGCTTCCCGACCGCCGCAGCGTCACTTCGGACGGCGTGCCGGACAACATCACGTCGCCAGCAGAGTCGTAGAGCGTCAGGTTGGTTGCACTGCCGTTCAGGCTGCCTGCTTTCGCATTCAAGCGGTCGGTGAAGTTGGTTGACGATATTTCACCTTTGATGAAAAGTCCGGTCGCGGTGGCAGACATTGCAATATCTTCTGTCTCGTCGTAAACAACCGTCCCGGCGTTAGACGAATGAAGAACGTAATTTCCGCCCCTGCGCATAGTGACTGTTGACGGAGTGCTGTTGAGAATTATTTCTCCGTCTGAGTCGCGGAGGGTGATGTTCGTTGCGGCCCCATTCAAATTAGCGACCTTGTCCAACGAACTTCCTGCAATCTGCGCCCAGCTTGTGATGTTGGATGGTCCCAGCGTTATGCTGGTCAAAGCTGTTAGGTTGGAGGCAATAAAGGCAGCGGCACGGTTGGTGGAGTCCGACACCGCACCGCCTCCGGAGGCTGTCCATGTCACTGCGTCCGCTCCAGTTCCGATGGTGAGGGATTGGCCAAAGCTCACCGTCGGCTGTCCGTTGGTCACAATCCCGCTCCAGTTCGTCCCGTAGAGAACAGTGCTGCCGTTGGTCTGCCAAAACCAAGGAGGCTGGTTCGTGGGGATGAATGTGAGAGCGGAGCCTCCGCCGCCAATGAACGCCGCGTAGGCCGCTGCACTCATCGCGTTCGTGCCGATGTTGGTCAGGGATGAACCGCCTCCAACAAATCCGGACTGCGTAATTCTTGCCAGCTCTACTCCGCCGCTCTGGATTGATACCGGACCGCCCAAAATCGAGTCCCCGCCCGAGCCGGTAATCCACGGCACACGAAGCTTAATTTCGTTTGCTTCTCCAATTAGCGTGAAAGCGGAGTCGTCTGGAATGTTGTTGGTTTCTTTCGTCACCACCGCCGCTGGAATCTCCGCCAGCGTCACGCTCCGGTTCGTCCCGTAAATCACCGTGCTGCCGTTCGTCAGCAGGAAGCCGGTCGGCTGGTTCGTGGGGATGAAGGTGTAGGTTGTGCCAGAGCCCGAGCCGATGACAATGCCCGCGTTGGTAATCGCGAAGTAAAGGTTCGTCCCACCAAGGGCAACAGAAGCCGTGCGAGCGTTCGTAGTCGTCGTCCATCCGGTGCGCTGGAGATTCGGATGCGCGTTGTTCGTGGACTGCCCAAATGCAACCGCGCAAACCAGCATCAAGAATGTGATTAGATATTTCATTGTTAACCTATGACCTGAATCCATCCGGTCTTTGTTCCGTTTCCGGTTTTTTTGAACCACACAGTTTCGGTTGTGGTGTTCAGATACGAATTCCCAGGCCAGCCTTTAACTACCCCTTCCGGGTCGGTCGTGCCAGAATGCTTTTTCTTCAATGGCTTTGTTGAGCAGCTCATCCAATCACCTGAATCCATCCCGTGTTGGTTCCATCACCAGTCTTCTTCATCCAAACAGTTTCGGTGACGGTGTTCAAGTAAGTGTTGCCGGGGCAGCCAGCGACAGCGCCCTCCGGGTCAACCTCGCCGCTCGATGTATAGGCATTGCCTTCGCCGACGTTCGATGCGTAATCCTCGCTCTCGCTGGGATACGGGCGCGGCAGGATTCCGATGTCTGACAGTAACGATTCGGGCTCGTTGGCCTCCTTGGTGTCCAGCTTGAGCGCGGCCACGGCCTGACGCCAGCGCAGCGTGATTGCGGCGTAGTCAGAAGTGTTTCGGTCTTCACGCAACGCAGCCTCTTTCCGCAGGTAGAGCGAAAGGATGTCGATGCACTGGGGCTCGAAGTCGCCAAGGTCAACTGCGTCGGCGTCTTCAAACGTGCGGACGATTCCATCCCACTCGACCAGAATGTTCTCGCCAGACTCGATGTGCGGGTGGATGGCAATCTGCCGGTTGTCCACCACGAAGATTCCGCGCTCAGCGCGATACTGCTTGTCGGTGTCTGGCGTGGGCGCGAAATACCCGACCGAGACAGCGTCTCCTTCGGGATAGGTGAGCGTCCTTGAGCGGGCCTGCTGGATGCGGTCGAGGTCTTCCCGCGTGGCCTGGTCGTAATAGACGATGTCCGAAAGCGACTCGTCAGTGTATGTCGCAACACGCTTCACGAGTCCGGACGGGGAGCAGATGTAACTTGTCCCCTGGCGAAACAGGGTTGTGCTAAACGGTGAAATCTTGAACTGGCGGGCCTTGAAGTAAGGGCACCACCGTTGCAACTCAATCAAGCCATCGAGAACACGTTTCCGATAAATGGTGTCGAGATTCTCTGCGACGCCTTCTGGAAATGTTCGTTCAATGGCTTCATCCTGCAACGCTTCGTAGGTCACGGGTCAAGAATTCCTTTTGCCGTTTCAGGCTTGGACTGCGACTTCTCGACCAGTGGAAGCGCGTCGGCCTCGGCGGGTTTAGTTTCCACAGCAGCGCCGCTTGCGGACGAAACCTTCTTCGGCACTGCTTGAGGAAGCGGAGGGGTAGTCATAGGCTGCCAGGCTGGCTGCCCGCCCCGTTTCCGCTCTGGTTTTTTTTTGAACTCCTCGTATTCGGCCTCCGTGATTTCACGGATTCCGCCACGTTTCTCGTCAGACATCTTCCTCAGCTCTTCAATGGTCGTTGCGTCCGTGGTTTTCATGACGCCACCATCAAGGCACGGAGTCCATTCGGTTGCCTTGCCAGTGGAGAGGCGCAGCTTGATGAAGATTGAGCTGCGACGGATAAAATAAGCGGTCTTTGCCATAGGTTGCTGTGCTGTTGTTGGAGAATGGCGGGACACCCGGTTAAGGGTGCCCCGCCGTGAGTCAGGTCAACCGATTAGCTCGGCTGCGTGAGGCCGGTGCGGTCGAAGTTCTCGTAAACGAGGTTCGACGCAGGGCATTCGACAATCTGGGTGAACACTTCCCAGTAGTGCTTCACGCGCTGCTTGGGAGCAGTGAGCGGGCCGCACAGGAGGGAGGCATCGACCTTGGCCATTTCCTTCGGGTCGCCAGTCTCCATCGTGGCAGTGCCGGAATCCAGCACGGCGCGATAGGTGGTGCTCCAGTCAGGAACAATCAGCAAGGAGCCAGTCTCCTTCATGTTGGCCTGCGCGGTCGCGTCGCCGCCAGCGTCGATGGACGCCTTGCCGTGCGCGTCCACATAGTCGTCGAGCGCGTCGTGCGAGACGAGGCGGAGCTGAACGCCCGGCCAGTCGAGGTTGATGGTGCGCCAGGTGAACCCGAGCGCGTTCTGCTCGACCTTGGAGGACAGCTCCAGGTTCAGGTTGAGCATGGACTGGCCCTTCGTCTTGAAGTAGGCCAGGTAGGCATCGACCAACTCCTCGCGGAAGCGGGTGTCAGTCCAGACTTCGATGACGTTGCCGGGGACGCCGTTCGCCTTGCGGACGCGCTGAATCTCGTAGAGCTCCTCGTGGAAGTCTTCCAGAGAAATCTTGGCACCGGCCAAGTCCTGCAACCGGGGGTTGCCAGTGGCACCATCGCAGTCGGCGAGCTGTTCCAGATAGCCGAGCGCGTTGGCCCGACGCAGATGGTAGCGACCCTGCCACGAGAACGTGGGCGAGTTGCTGTCACCGACGTAGAACTCAACCTTCTCCAACGAGGCGTAACCGGCCATCGTCTGATTGGCCAGCGCCGGGTTGTGGAGGAACGACGTGACCAGGCGGTTGTCGTAGTCTTCCATGACCTGACGGGCGTATTCGACGGATTCGACATCGCCGAACTGCTTGAACAACGGGTTGTTCTCGCGGATGAGCGCGACGTATTTCAGATACTCGTCGTCTTCCCGGATGGAGCGGCGGGTGTGCTGAATCCAGAACGGCTTGAACTGCTTCATGTTCAGGCCGGGGATGTTGTCGCAGTAGCTTTCCGCCGTGGTGACGTTCGGAAGGCCGCGCACCATCACGCCGCTGACGACGTTGGAACGCTTGTCGCCGCCGTTGACGAGATTGTAAATCGGGTCATCGGTGTTGGAGCCGATGTTCTTGAGATACACAATCAGGTCAGAGCCGGACATCGCGGAGTCGAGCACCTTGTAGGAGGCGATGACGTGGTTGTCTGAGCCGGAGCGGCCAGACATGGTCACAACGGAACGGCGACCGAACCAGCGAACGTCGGACGGGATGCCGCGCTGGCTGACCACGATGCCCTTCCAGTCATACGTCTCGTTGGTGTTGGGCGTGTTCGCGCCGCTACCCTGGGCCGTGCCGGTGTGGAACGACCAGTAGTGGTTGTTCACAGGGTTCTTCACCTCCATCTGAATGAACGGGCGCACATCGTAGAGGCCGGTCTTCAGGTTGGAGATGGACATTTTCTTGCCGTCGATGACGCGGGACGTTCCCTTAATCCAGTCCGCGAAACCGTTGATGCGCTTCTGACACGCGACGCCGCGAAAATCAGCTTCCAGAAGGTTGCCGATGATGCGCCAGTAGTTGTTGTTGGGGTCAGCGTAGATGCTTTCGAGAGCGGTCTTCGTGGCGGCGGTAGGCTCGATGTTGCTCATCGTAATGCCGTCGATGCGGGAGGCATCGACAGACGCAGCCGTAACGCACTTCGCGAATAGGTCACTCGAAATAGTGGTGTTAAGTGCCATAGGATTTGTTTGTTTGGTTGTTGCTTATTCCGAGCGACCCAAATTCGGACTCGCCCTGTTTTGCAATGCCATCGTCCTATAATCCCAACATCCTATCAATAGGGTCTTTGGCGGGAGCACCGCCAACGGGAGCAGCCCCGGACGACGGCGGGGTGGGTGCGCCGCCACCAACGCTGGGCGAGTTGATTCTGATGGGCTGCTGCGCGGGTTGCTGCGGCTGGGCTTGCGCCGCTGGTGACGCGGGGGTCTTGGAGTATCCCATCCTTTGCGCATACTTCTCCGCGATTTCCCGGCGCTGTTTGGTGGCGTTCTTTGCGAATTCAGCCGCCCGAATGCTGGCGTAGTTTGCCAGATTCGTCTTCGTGGTCGTGTAAGCGCGGGCGCGGTCACGCTCACTCAACTGGTTGTATTGAGCCAGCGGAACCCACTGGCGACCGCTGGAATCAACGAGCTGCTCAGGGTCAGCCTGGGAAAGCTCAGCCTCGAACGTCGAGAGCAGTTCGCGGGCGCGGACATGCGCTTCGTTGCGCTCGTCGAACTTCTGGACTCCATCCCACAGCAGGCTCATCGAATGAACTACCGGCTTCACCTGCTGCGCCACCTCGGTTGAAATCTCGGCGGCAATCGGGTCTTCCTCGGCCCACTTCTTCAGTGAAGCCTCGTCAGCCTTCACGCCTTCAGGCAGCATGAGCGTGGCGATTTGACCTGCGGCTGCCTCGGCCACGTTGCGGGCCTCGGGCTCGGAGCGCATCATCTGGGTAGTGCGCTGCGCCTCCTTGATTTGCGGCTCAACGTCGCGCTGATACCGCTGCTTGTAGCGAACCTCGAAGCGGGCCTCTTCGACATCCTCGGCGTCGATGCGCGGCTGGTTCTTCTCGTAGAAGTCGGCGTGCTCGTCGTCTTCCGCGTTGTAAATCTGCCCCGGGTGCTTGGACTCCCAATCGTCGGCGCGACGCAGCTCGGCCTCGCGGAACTTGGCCACCTTCTGCGCGATGCCACCCTTGTATTTGTCGGGGAACATCCGCTCCATCTCCTGATAAACCGGAGCGAGACGCTTCAGGTCTTCGGGCAGCCCGTCGTCAGGCGACGCAGGCGGCGGCTCGGACGCCTTCTGCTGGCGCGTGAACTCGGCAACCGTGTTGGCGGAAATCCTGGCCACATCTTCCGCCGAAAGAGACGCGGCAGGCTTCGGCGGTGTGGTGCGAATCTTTACGGCCTGCGGGGCGTTTGGCGCTGCGGGCGCAGCCACAGGAACCACTGAGGGCTGAGCCGGGGCGGCAGGTGCGGCGGCGGGCGCAGCCGGAGCGGCCTTCGCTTTCTTGGGCAGGCCGAGAACGGCATCCATTGCGGCACCGCGATTCTCTTCGCGCAACGCATCAGTGATGTCCTCCGGCGTTGGCGACACTGGCGCTGCGGCAGGTGCCGGTGCCGGTGCTGGCGCGGGTGACGGTGAAGCGGTATCCGCCGTGGCGGCGGGCTCGATAGGTGCTGGGGTTGCGATGTTTTTTGCCATAGGTTTTGTTGTGCTAATTCACTGCGATTTGTGGGACGATTACCATCTTCTCTCTGGTTGCTTCCATCTCCTGAAGAACTTCAATGAACACTGACAGTCGGCTGATTTCAGTCAGCTTCTGCTTCTGCTCTTTGGTCAGCTCTGCCGTTTGCAGATACTGCATCGAGGTCATGATTGCAGCCTCTGAAAATTCCGCTGACAGCAAAGCCATGCGCCCACGAACAACACGCTCAAGGGCGGAACGCTCATCACTGTCGAACCAGTTAAATAACTTGCGGCGATGGATTTCCGTGAGGGAATCCAGCGTTGGATTGAATAGCGGCTTGTTCAAGTTGTGCTTGGAGTTGTGCTTCCATCTGGGCCTGCTGCTGACGCTGCGCCTCAGCCACCGCAAGCTGCTCAAGGGTCTGGCGCATCTGCGACACGACCACTGTGATTTGCTGGATGGCTTCGTTCTGACCGGCATCGGATTGCGCCAACTGCTGCAATCCCTGGTTCAGCTTGGCCAGCTCCTGCGTCAGCGGAGCGACGACCTGCTGTTGAATCTGTTGGCCGACGATTTCGACGGCGTTCTTCACGATGGCTTCTTTTGCCTGCTGCAAAATCTGCATCATCTGTTCCTGCTGCTGTTGCGGGTCGGCACCGGGAACCTTCTGCGGGTGCAGCTTGAAGTCCTCTGGAAGCCCGACCATCTTCCAGACGTAGGTGAACAACTGGAGAATCTGCTCCGGCCCGACCGCCTGGAACAAGGCCGGATTTCCAGCGACCACGGATAGGTTCTGCATCATGGCGATACCAAGCTTGGAGTCGTTGAGGCGATTCACGCCTTCGCGCTCGGCGACAAAGCTGTCGAGCGTCAGGTTGGCCTTCGTGCCCTTGACGCCAAACTTCACATCGCCGTCGTTGCTGCTCTCATCAATCTGGAACCCAAGCTTCTCGATTGCCTTGCGGCGCTCTGGGGTCAGGTCAGACACCGTGGCGAATACTTCGTCGTCGCCGTAGGTATAGAACGCGGTGTAGAGCAGGCGCTTCTTGGCGGCATACGCCTCGTCGATTCCAGAACCCATGAACTCCAGGTTGACGGAGGTGTTGGCGTTTGTGACAGAGACTTCGGTGGCCGACTGCTCATGCGACGCGGCAGCGCCGACCTCTTGGGCCGAGAACCCGAGCATTCGCTCAAGGGCCATCAACGTGAGCTGGATGTTGGATGCGGCCTGAGAGACATCAACCTGGGCGTTCGGAGCCGGGATGATGGCTTCGCGCTGGTCTTGGTCGGAGATGGAGTTGTGCGCCTTCGAGAACATCAGCAGGTTCAGCTTGCTGTAAAGGCTGTCTTTCATTCGGCGCAGGAATTCAATCTGCGACTTGGGAACGATGTCTGTGTTGACGAACGCAATGCGCGTGAGGTTCTGCTTCACGCTCATGAAATGCTGCGTGAGGAAGTTCCCGAGCATCTGCTGGAACGGAACAATCTGGAGCGCGAGAGAAGAGTTGACGGCCTTGTTTGCGTCGTAGCGGTCGAGATAGACGTAGCCGGGCGTGTAGGGAAGGATTTCGGCGTGAATGACGGTGTCAAGGTTCACATACACAAAGCGCATCCACACCGGCTTGTCGTAGTCGAACAGCCCCCAGTCCTTCGGAATGAGCTTGTCGAACAGGACGGCGATGTTGACGCTGGCATCCAGCTCGTCTTTCAGCAGGTCTTGCTGGCTTTCAATGCGGTCTGGAGCGGTCGGAGTGACGCTGCTGAACGCCTTCGGAAGCGTGACAGTGCAGGGATAGAACTGCTGATAGACCGACCATGAATCGCCACGGAACAAATCGTAGCCGCCGACCGTAACCTTATCTCGATTCCAGTAGGCCGTGTTGTCACGCACATCTCCGTAACGGATGATGTCCCAGTATCCACAGTAGTTGACCCCGGTGTCCGAGTTCAGGGTGTAAGTCGGGAAAGAGCGGTCGCAGAACTGGCGGCGGGGATGTGGAATGACGAAGCGGACACCTTCTCGCAATGTCTTGGTGACAACCTTTTCACCTTCGGTGGTGTCGTATTGCTGCCGGTGATAGGACTCGCGGACGAAGTTGAAGCATGTGCCGTAGTAGGCCATCTGCTTGAAGCTCTGCTTGTCGTCGGCGGCGTAGCCCATGTCCTGCGTCATGCGCTGGATGCGCGACGTGACAATGTCGCTGACAATCATGTCGTTGGCGGTCAGGCGGGCGGGGGAATACTTGTAGCGCGGATAAGCGTTGCGGTCGTTGAACAGCTTCCCGGCGCGCATGTCGGCGTAAGCTGATACCAGCGGGACGAAGACGGTGTCGAACAGCGGTTTGTTGAAAGTGAGCAGCGGCTCGTTCTTGGCCTTCGGATTAGCCACCGCATCGCCGGTCACGGGGTCGAGCACGGGCTCAAGCATTCGGTCGAGCTTGAATCGCTGGAAGATGCCCATGATTTCTTCGTGGGTCTTTCCGGACTGGGCCAGCTCGCGGGCCTGGATGTAGGGAAGGCTGTTCTGCGCAGCCTCAAGGGCGCGGTCAATCGCACCCCAGATGGGAGCCTCGGAGATGTTCGTCTCGATGGCGTTTCGCAGACGGTTGGCGTGCAGCTCGGTGAGTCGCTTAATCTTTGCGTCAGGCTTCTTGGCCTCAAACTTGGCCTTCAGTTTATCTGAAGAGCCACCGAGTTTTTCGAGAAGTTTTATGTCCTGCACTTTATTTCCTGTTTTTTGACAACAACATTTTCCCGCCTGCCCGGCGAACCGCAGACGGGCTCGCCTTGAAAACCAATCTTACTATCAGCGTCGGCTTCATCTCGACACCGTCAACCTCCACCGGAAGGTTGATGCCCTGCTTGTAATAGACCGCGTCCATCGGGCCGACTATCTTCTTGCCGCGCCGCCGCAGACGCATCTTGTCGGCCTTGAACGCCAGCGAAAATCTTCCGTCGTCATGTGAGGCGATGACCCAGTCAACTGAATCGCCCTCTTTCAGCCTTGGCCGGATGACCCGCATTATTTCTTGCCGATGATGATGCACACCGCCGCGCCAGCCGGGATGCTGCCCGATTCCTTGCCTGGCTTTTCGCTTTCGCTGCCAGCTTCGCCCTCGACTTCGACTTCATTCACTTCAAGCTCCATCGACTTGCCATCGTTCTTCACGACCTTGCCGTAGATGCAACATTCAACTTCAACCTCGGAGCCTTCCTCGGCCTTGCGCAGCGACTCAGAGACATCTTCGGAAAGTTCGATGGTGATTGTGTTCATGGCTCGGTTACGTTAAAGGCGGCTTGTCTTGCTAGACGTTAGCGTTACAGTGGCACCGGCATCAGCGTGGTGCAAGCACAAACAAAACAATGTCCACAGACCTAATCCACGACCTCCCCTCACCGTATAGCTCCTGGAATATCATACCGCCGTGGAACGACGAGGCGTGCCGGTTCCAGCGCGGCGTCATCACTCCGGAGGGCATCTGGGTGCCGCTGCTTTCCGAGAAGGGGTATGAGGTTTTCGACTGCTTCAAACGCTACGTCCTGCTGAGCGGCTGCCGAAAGTCGGCCAAGTCAGTTGTCACCGCGAACAAGTTCCTCCGCAACATGTGGGAGAACGACGGCAGCGTCGGCGCGCTGATAGCGAAGACGGCGAAGAACGCCAAGGGTGGCGCGTGGAGCGACATGATTAAGTTCGTGCTTGAGGGCTGGAGAAAGTCAGGCATGGGCATCAAAATCCTGGAAGGCCCGAAAGCGGATTCCGTCACCAAGATGGAATACATCATCATCAACAATGTTCACGGCGGTAAGAGCGAAATCCAAATCCACTCACTGCAACACGAGCACGAGGTCGAAGAGAAGTTCAAGTCCATGCGCTTCTCCTGCATCTGGCTCTCCGAAGCCGACCAGTTCAAGAGCCGCCATGTGTTCGACGTGTTGAAGGAGCAGCTTCGCGTCATCGGAATCCCATTCAACAATCACCAGTTCCTGTTCGACTGCAATCCGCCCGAAGAGGGCGACGAGCACTGGCTGCATGACCTGTTCTACAAAGGTGGCGACCCCGAATCCCCGTTCTGCATCAAGAACCATAGCCAGTTTTACGAGAGGTTCCAGTTCGGCCTGGATGACAATCCGTTCCTGAACCCGCAGGAGCGCGAGGAGCTTGAGAACAGCTATGGCCACGACAAGACGCTGCGGGCGCGCTTCATCGAAGGCAAGTGGGTGAAGGACACGATGGCCGGATTATTTCAGGAGCAGTTCGTCCACAACATCCACGTCATCGGAGACGCCAGCTCGCCCGACAAGTCGGAGTGGGAGACGATTGCCCCCGCGAACGTGCCGTTCCTAATCACCGGCACCGACATCGGCGAGCTGAACCACTCGACCAGCTTCATCTGCCCGCGCATCGACGAGAACGATGACGTGTGCTACGACGTGTTCGACGAGGTGTGCAGCATCGACAAGCAGGTTAGCGTCGCCGAGTTCGCCGCGAAGGTGTGGGAGCGCACGCAGTTCTGGAACAAGTGGATGATGGCGAAATACAAGCTGAAACACGCGCCCGCATGGCATCACTGGTGCGATTCGTCCCTGTTCAACTACGACGCCTCATCGAACACGAACGACGCCCAGATTTTCTTCTCCGAAAGCAACGGCCAAATCCGGATGCGCCCAGTGAAGAAGGGTGCCGGGTCAATTAAGCAGCGCATTGCCCTATGCCGCCGCCTGTTCTTCTCCAACCGCCTGCTGATTTCAGCGCACTGCAAGTGGAACGTCGGGTGGGCGCAGAACCTGAAGCCGGGCAAGACCAAGGCCGAGCCTGTGCGCGCCGGTTCCGAGCACCGGCACACGTTCGACGCAACCTCTTACGCCATCGGCTCTGAAATCCCGCACGAGATGTTCGGGCAGCAGTCAGTGGCAACCTCAACCGGAGCAATCTCGATATGAACAAGATGTCCATGCACTCGCCTGGTGAGACTGAGCTGTGGCGAATTGCCGACGTGAAGGACGGCAAGGAATACTGCTGGCCCGTTTACGCTACACCGGGCATCTACTGCCAGGACGAGGTGTTCATGGTGAAGCCCGCGAGCCCGCTGCACACCCAGTCCCAGGCCGACTTCGTGTATCAACGTCTAGCGCGCATCTCCTTCCGCCAGAACCGGCCCGAGTTCCTGATACTTCGCAGCAAGTTCATGAAGGTCGCGCTGAAGTGCGGTGATGGCCGTCCTGAAGACTGGCTGAAGTGGCCGGACGAAGAAGCTCCGGCGATTGAGGAGGAGAGTGAAGATGCCGCGTTCATCCACTACGTCTGCAACCGCTCCAGCATCGCCGATGTCAACCAGATGAAGCTGCTCTACGCCACCATCTGCCACAACGCCGTGCGCTGGCTGCTGGAGGAGAACAAGCCGCTCAATCTCGGGTTCGCCACCATCAACGCCTTCCCCTACCGCGCCAACTGGAAAGCCATCCTGCACGCCCGCCACCCCAACTCGCTGCGCATCCTCGACACCGAGAATGAGTCTGTGCGCCGTCAGATTATGGCGTCGCACAACATGGACACGTCGTTTAAGTCCGAGGACTTGATTGCGCTGAACAAAGGCGGCACGTTCCAGTGGACACTCGACATCACCCCCAGCGACGAGTTCTTCAAGACCGCCGAGGCCGGGGAGCAGGAGTCGCTCGCTGAAGCAAAACCGAAGCAGTCCTACATCTGGAGACTCTCCAGCATCATCGCCAAAAAATATGAACAAGCCCTTCTCTCGTTCCATTCGTTCGTCCGCAAAGCTTCTGCGCCGCTGGCGCGTGTCGATGATAGTGCTGGCGCAAATAACGCTCGCCTGGTTCCGCGCATCTCCCGTGGCCGCGTGCGTGCTAGTTCCGCGCCTCCTCCTGTCACTAAGTATCAAACTGATGCACACGCGCCGGAACACGAGCCGCTCTCAACGGCAGACGCTGATGCACAGCCGTTTGAAGATTTGCAAGACCTGCCCGATGGCAAACTGTGTGTCGGCTTCATCGCCAAACGTCGGAAGCCTGACGTGCGGTAAGCCGGGCGAATGGGTTGACCCCGGCTACCTCCAGCTCGGCTGCTGGTGCCTGCTCGGCGCTGCCGCCGCTCAGCCGTGGAAGGTCTGCTGGAAAACTGAGATGGGAATCCCGGGAGGCTGGCCGCTCACCCAGGCTCAAGTAACAAAACGTGGGTAGTTTTTGTGACGGAACCTGCGGCGGGAACGTGGCTTGGTGCGGCGCAGGGGAACACTTGTGATTTCACTCACATCTTCGTTCCATGTGACTGCTCCACCCTTGGTAGCCATGACGAATACTGACAGGTTGGAACCGGATTGCAAGTTGGAGACTTACCTTTACCGATTGTTCCTTTGGTGAAAGCGGAAGCTTTCCCTGTGGTGTGTTCATTGTTCCTTCGGAGCCAAGACGTATAGCCTTTTTACTCCCTCCGCGCATCACCCTTGCCCAGCTCTCGCTGGATTGTGGCTGACTGGTAGCTTGCAGCCTGTTTCCGGGGCGCGGTCTGCTACTCTCTCCCGTTGCCGGGTTTTCCGGGTCGTCGCTTCCGCATGACGTTGCCCGCAGTAGAACAAACCAATTCGACGAGGAACTCTGGAGGATGCCGGTAAAGCAAAACCCGCCAGTGGCTACCCCCTGAAAGCAAGGGCACTGACGGGTTTTTCGGAGTTAACCGAAATTCATTTCGCTTTCAAGTGGGATAGCAGCCACATCGAACGCCAAACAACTAAACCGCCCCCGAAAAGAAGTCAAGCGGGTTTGAAAGATTTTTCAGCGCCAAGATTATCCCCACAAAGAATTGTGCATTTTAGTTGTTTACATTGTGGATAGCCGGTGGCAATCTGTTCCAACGATGAGCGACAAATCAAAGAGTGACAGCAAGCGGCCCAAGGGCGAGTTCTATCGGTTCAACCCGGCCATCTCCCGCGCCATCAAGCGGGCGGTGAAGGCGAACAGGCTGAAGCGTTGGAACAAGACCATTGCGCTTGAAGCGGCGGTCATCAATACCTATCCCGGCTTCGTCAAATAACCTCCGTCAGTATTCCGTAATACAAAAATACCATGAGCACAGATAAAGCGTTAGTCCCACAGCGCGCCTCCGCGCTGGCAGTGATGGCCTCCCGATACGACATGGAGCCCGTCAACCTGATGAACACCCTGAAGAACACCGTCTTCAAGGGAGCCTCCAACGAGCAGCTCGGCGCGCTCGTAATCGTTGCCAATCAATACAACCTCAACCCGTTCCTGCGCGAAGTGTATGCCTTCCCTGACAAGGCTGGCGGCATCGTCGCGGTTGTGGGTGTTGACGGCTGGATGCGGATTGTCAACGAGCACAAGAATTTCAACGGCTGCGAGTTCGAGTTCGATGACGGCTCCTGCACCTGCACCATGCACGTCAAAGGGCGTGAGCATCCGGTTCGGGTCACGGAGTATCTGGACGAGTGCAAGCGCAACTCGGATGCCTGGCGCAACATGCCGCGCCGGATGCTGCGGCACCGGGCGTTCATCCAAGCTGCGCGCCTTGCGTTCGGGTTCAGCTCGCTGAAGGACGAGGACGATGTTATCGACATCACGGCCACGGTTGCGCCCATGCCGACGTTCAAGCATCAGGAGCACCCCGCGTCGGTGACGGTGACTGCGCCGGTTCCGGACGAAAACCCGAACCAGGTTGCTGCCCCTGACCCTGAGCCCACTCCGGCGTCTGACGATGGCGGCCTTGGCCCGCAGGCCGCAAAGGTTGTCCAGGCTCCCGAGCCAGAACCTGCCCCTGCGCCCGCCACGGCCAAGCCGACTGAGGCTCCCGAGAAGGCCCGCGCCGACCTGCTCTCCGAGTTCTTCGTCACCGAATGCTCTGCCAACTACTCTCAGGTTGTTGGAACGCTGGTTCGGCTCGGCTGCCCCAAGAACGCAGACTCGTTCGCGTCCTTCGCAGACATGCCTGAGAAGGAGCTGATGAAGGTCTGGTCTGCTCGCCGTGGGCTCGTCGCCGAAGTGAAGCGCGACATGGGCAAATAACGTGACCAACCCTGCAACATCTATCCGTCCGGCGGGCGTGTATTACGACCTGCCGGACGGGGAATACCGGGCCGACTACGGCATTGCCCAGTCTGACCTAAAGCGGCTTGGGCGCTCCCCGAAGTTCTATCGCGCCGGAGTCGAGGACGACGAAGAGCGCGAAGAGTCGGATGCGCTCACGCTCGGCAAGATTGTTGGCCAGATTGCGATGGAGCCCGAGAAGCCCGCGTGGTGGATTGTCCGGCCTGAAGGTCTGGATGCGCGCACCAAGGACGGCAAGGCGTGGCTGGCGTCTGTTCCTGCTGGTGTTGAGCCAATCAGCGCATCGCTATGGAGCAAGGCGACCCACATTGCAACCGCCTTGCTCGACCACCCCATCGCTGGCGACATTGTTCGCAACAGCCGCCGCGAAGTGTCGGTGTTCGACGACTACCACACTGAACGCGGCATCATTCGCCGCAAGGGGAGGCTTGACCTTGTGACATCTGGCAACTGCCTGGCCGACATAAAGACCACTGTGGACGCAAGGCCGGATGTGTTCCTACGCTCCATCTGGAAGTTCGGCTACGACATCCAAGCCCACAGCTATCGCGACATCTGGAACGCGCAGAACCCTGGAGACATCAAGGACAACTTCCTGCTCATCGCGATTGAGAAGGCTCCGCCGTTCGACCTGATGGTTCACCAGCTTGACTGGTCAATCTTGGAAGAAGGCCGCATCAAATACGAGCGGCTCATCACAACTTACGCCGAGTGCGTCAAGACAAACACCTGGCCGGGGTATCCGGTCGAAATCAACAGACTCAGCAAATGACCAAAGAAAAAGTGAACGAGATTATATCCACAGCAAAGCAGGGCGTTACGTTCGCCGCGCGCCTGTGCCACGTCGCCGCAAAAGAGGGTGGCTGGTGGAACGACGTGAAGACCGGCAAGCCGCTCAAGCGCAACAAGGGCGAGCTGCTGATGCTCATCGTCAGCGAAATCGCCGAGGCGATGGAAGGCGAGCGCAAAGACCTGATGGACGACAAGCTGCCCCATCGCAAGATGGCCGAGGTTGAGCTGGCAGATGCGGTGATTCGTATCATGGATTACTGTGGAGGCCACGGCTACGACCTGGCTGGCGCGCTGTTCGAGAAGCTGCAATACAACGCCTCCCGCGCTGACCACAAGCCTACCAACCGTCTCAAGAAGGGTGGAAAGAAGTTTTGATATGAACAACAACAGCAAGGCGCGCTTCAAGGCGCTCACCAAAAAACAACGTCGCGAAGCTGCAAGCATTCCGCGTATGTCAACCCGTCCGAAGGTCGGCGGATTCAGCCGTCCGGCCAAGACCAACAAGAACGAAGAAAATTTATGAGCCAAATCATCCGAGTAAAAATCAACGTAAGCAAGATTGTCAAGGAAGCCCTGTTCGACGGTAAGAGCGGCAAGCTGCTCGACATCACGCTGCTACCGAACCGCAACGGCACTGACAAATACGGCAACGACTTTATGGTCGTGCAGGACTTAGGCAAGGATGCCCGCCTGCGCGGCGAGAAGGGGCCGATTCTTGGCAACGCCCAGTTCGTCGGCGGAAGCGCGCAGCGCCAGCCGCCAGCGTCGCAGTCTGAGCCAGTCGGGACGCCTGCGCCCGAAGGTTCGGATTCAGATGTGCCGTTCTGACCACACTTTCCCAGCCCGATGAGCAACAGAGCGCAGCATCTATACGCACCCCATGCGCGTGATGGGCGCGGCCATTCGGCCATCTCGTCGGGCTGGGATATTTCTCTATGAAAACACTTGAGACATTCTACCTCGTCTGGTGCCCGACCAGATTCCAGGATTGCAGCAAGCACAGCACCTATGAGGACGCCAAGAATGCGGCTGCCAGGGTCGCTGAAGATTCTGGTGAGATAGCATTCGTGATGGAGTCGCAGGGTTGCTGCTTCAAGCGCAAAGAGCCCGTGGTGTTCATTGAGGCTGGGCAAGACGTTGAGGACGGCGATGAGAGTATCATCAATCCGCCAGCCATTTTGGGCTATCAGCAGGCGCTCGCAGAAAAA